TATATCAGGTTCGACAACAGCTTTAAGTTCAATAACTGCTCCTTCATTTACAGGTTCATTACAAGGAACTTCTTCATGGGCTAATAATGCCGTTACTTCATCGTATATTTTAAATGCTGTTTCAAGTTCATATGCTGCAACCGCTTCATATGTTCAAAACGCTATAACGGCTTCATATGCGCTTAGTTCACCGGCATCAACATTTGCTTCAAGTTCATTAAGTGCATCTTTTGCTTCAAGCTCTATAAGTGCATCATATGCCTCTAGTTCAACAAGCGCATCATATGCTTCTAGTTCAACAAGTGCTTCATATTCAACAAATGCTTTAAGCGCTTCATATTCTCAAACAGCATCATATGTTTTAAATGCTGTAAGCTCATCATACTCAACATTTGCACAAAATGCATTTTTAGCTAGTACTGCTTCCTATACTTTATATACATCTTTAGCAACAGCTGCTATCACAGCAGCCACAGCATCTTTTGCTACTAGTTCGATAAGCGCATCATATGCTTCAAGTTCAACAAGCGCATCATATGCTTCAAGCTCAACAAGTGCATCATATGCTATAACATCTTCATATACACAAACTTCATTAAGCTCATCATATGCTTCAACAGCATCATATGTTCAAACCTCTATAAGTTCTTCACAATCTGTAAGTGCATCATACTCAACAACGTCTTCATATTCAACATATGCTAATACAGCAGGCACAGCTACATCAGCTACAACAGCTGGCTCAGCAACAACAGCAACAGTAGCTACAAGTGCTACTACAGCTTCATATGCTTTAACAGCTTCATATGTTCAAAATTCTATAAGCTCATCTTTTGCACAAAGCGCGTTAACCGCTTCTTTTGCTTTATCTGTAGTAGGAGGAACATTCCCTTATACAGGCTCAGCTATTATATCTGGAAGCTTAAGAAATATAGGAAATACAATATTATCAGGTTCAACTACAGTATATTCTTCATCTTTAACAGTATCTACTGGTTCACTATATGTTAGTTTACCATATAATGGTGTAGATAATACTTCTATAGCCGCTACTATTGATAGAGGAAATAATCTAATACCAGCCCTATCCGTAACAGGTTCTTCAAACTTTAACGGAGCGTTAACAGTAGGAGTAGGAACTCTTACAGCAAAAGACAACTTTATAGCTTCAGGATCTTCAACATTTACCAATGGTGGTGTTACAGTAAAAAGTGGAATAGTAATCACAGGCTCAACTTCGATAACAGGTAGTACAACAATAGTTGGAACTACTACTATAACAGGATCTTTAAATGTAACAGCTGGAGTGACAGGATCGCTAAATGGTACATCATCTTGGGCAAATAGAGCAGTATCTGCTTCTAATATATCCCAAGCTATTACAAACAATACCAACAACTATATATTAACCGCCACTGGAGGTGGAGGTATATATGGTGAAAGTAGTTTAACATTTGATGGAAGTATATTAACTAATGGAGCATCAGATGGAATTATAAAAATACTAGATACAACAAATAGCACTATCCCAACATCAGGTATAACTTCATTTGCAGCTTATAATAGATTACCAGATGCTACCGGAGAATATTATGGAGAGACTATTTCAGGAATAGCTGGAAGTAACTTAAGTGTAGGCCAAATAATATATCTAACACCTACCCCAGATACATGGGGTGCAGCTGATTGTAGTAATCTAACTACTTTACCTAGCCTATTAGGAATGTGTTTAAATAATGCATCAACAAGTGGTTCCATAACAATTCTATTACAAGGATTTGTAGTTACAAATGCATTTTCATCATATGGTTCTTACCAACCTGGGTTGCCACTATATCTAAGCACAGGAGGAAGAGTAACAGATACAGCACCTGGTGGAGGCCAAAATCGTATCATAGGTCACTATTACAAACAAATAGTATCAGGAACATATTCTATAAGATTCAACCCAGACAACTATTACGTATAAAAATAAAATATTTATAAATAAAAGATAAATGGCAAACATATTAAAAAAAGTATTTGTACCTAATACCGACCAAGTATCCCAAAGCTTTACAGTGCAATCTTGGCACGTTTCACAATCTGTAGATGCATTTACAGGAGCAAGCGCATATGATATTACTATATCTGGTTCATTAACATTAACAGGATCTGTATCTTCTAAAAATGGATTTACAGGATCTCTTTTGGGAACATCTTCATGGGCCAACAATGCTGTAACAGCATCGTACGCTTTAAATGCTTTAAGTTCATCTTTTGCTTCAACAGCCTCATATGTTAAAAATGCACAGACTGCATCTTATGTTTTAAACGCGATAAGTGCATCATATTCTTCTACGGCTTCATATGTAAATCCATTAGTTCAAAGTGTAATATTAACAGGATCTTTAAATACAACAGGTTCTGTTGTATTAAAAGGTTTGACTACACAATCTAAATCTTTTTTAGTTACTATTGATAATACTACAGGCCAGTTATATTATACTTCCTCAGCAGCAGCTATCTCAGCTACAACACCAAGTTTACCTTTTAGTTCAATACAATATAATAATGGTGGTGCTTTTGGTGGAGTAACAAATTTAACATGGGATGGAACTACATTAAGAGGAACAGGTTCATTTACAGGTTCATTTGTTGGTGCGTTTACAGGAAACTTAACAGGAACATCATCATGGGCTACAAACGCATTAGGCGCAAATAATGCTACCAATGCCTCTAATGCAACATATGCTACCTCAGCAGGTAATGCCACTACAGCAACAACTGCTACAAATGTAATAGGAACTGCTAATTGTATTTTATATAATAATGGAACAAATACTACTACAACATCAACTGCTTTACAGTTTGGTCCTTTTAGTAATGTATTAACAGTAAACGGTGGTTGTATTAGAGTTACAGATGGTGTTCAAGTCATAGGATCAGCTGTTCCTGGGTATATATACGCAACTGGAGACGTAGTTGCATTTTCAACATCAGATAAAAGATTAAAAGACAATATAATCCCAATCATAAACCCAATAGAAAAAATACAAAAAATAGGAGGATATGAATTCGATTGGATACCTGCAGAAAATATTCATAGCTATGAAGGCCATGATATAGGAGTTATAGCTCAAGAAATAGAAGAAGTATTACCTGAATTAGTAACAACTAGAGATAACGGATATAAAGCTGTTAAATATGATAAAATAGTAGCTTTACTAATAGAAGCTATTAAAGATCAACAAAAACAAATCGAAGAACTAAAATCTAAACTAGGATAATGGCCTTACCTTTAAGTGGACAGATTAGCTTAGGAGATATCCGAACTGAACTAGGTATGTCGGGTACATCTGATTTTAGTTTAATCAATGCCTCTACTAGTGCTGGAGGATACCCTCCTTTAAATATATATTCTTATTTTAAACCAAATCAATTATCTCCTTATTCAATAGGTGAATGGTATGGATATGATCATAATATAGGATATGTAGATTTAACATCAGGAGGATCAACATCTCCATGTAATGTCTATAATTTTTATATAAGTGGGTATCAAAATATTACATATTATAACAAACTAGGAGTTAATATTCCTTCCCCATATAATATATCAATAAACGGGACGCTTGCTTTATCTCAAGGAGACCCAGGCCCCGCAGTTTGGAATAGCTACTACGATGATCAATGTAATAATGTTACTTCTGGAGCATATATTACCCCCACCTCAGTAGTAATAACAGGAACATCAACAAAAGTTTATGTTTTAGGGATTGGGTTTTTATAAAAATTATATTATATTTATAATCAAAAACAACAAAATGGAAAAACAAGTTTTAACACAAGAAGAAATTCAAAAATTAACAGAATTAAAAAGCCAATTCAACGAGTTAGTTAATGTTGTGGGAAATGTAGAAATCCAGATAATGGATCTACAATTGAAAAAAGAACAATTAAAGTCTAGTTTACAAAATCTCCAACAACAAGAAATAGCTATAGCCAAAGAATTAGAAGATAAATATGGCCAAGGAAGTATTTCTCTAGAAACAGGAGAGTTTCTTCCAAGCAATTAGACTTTCGATATAGTTTAATATATTTATCACAAAAATAAACACATACAAAAATGGCAGAAGTATTAATTTCCCCTGGTGTATTGGCAATAGAAAATGATCAATCACAGATAACATCCCAACCAGTACAAGCTGGTGCAGCTATTATAGGTCCTACTGTAAAAGGTAGAGTAAACATACCTACATTAGTTACAACTTATAGTGAGTATTTAGCAACTTTTGGAAGCACATTTACAAGTGCATCTGATACTTACACATTCTTAACTTCTATCTCAGCATACAACTATTTCCAAAACGGAGGTACTTCATTGTTAGTAACAAGAGTTGCTTCTGGATCTAATACAGCATGGACACCAGCAACATCATCTTTTGTTTCTGGTTCTACAACAGGAGCAATTGCTTCAGGTAGTGCATTTGTATTAGAAACATTAAGCCCTGGTACTATAATGAATAGTACTGGACCTGAAATAAGTGGATCTTTAGTAAGTGGGTCTGCTGATAACTTTAGATGGCAAATTGTTAGCCCTAATACAGCTAGCGGAACATTTTCTCTTATTATCAGACAAGGAAACGATACAAACCAAAACCCATCAATCCTTGAAGTATATACTAACGTATCTTTAGATCCAACTTCACCAAATTATATATCTAAAGCAGTTGGAGATCAAGTAGCAAATGTTGTTACAGATGGTTCAGGTACAAGTTATATTCAATATTCTGGATCTTATGCAAATGCTTCAAGATATGTAAGAGTAAAATCAGTAAACTTAAAAACTCCAAACTATCTAAATAATGCCGGACTACCAGCATCTCAACAATATCAAGATTACATACCAGTAGCTCAAAGTGGATCATTTGGAAATGCTACAGGAACATTAGTAAAAGCTAATATGGGTATGTATGAGAATATGGGAGTAGGATCGTTCAACTACCAAGGAGTTATAGGAACTGATTATACTACAGCTATTTCATTATTAGCGAATGCAGATGAGTACAAATACAATATAATTACAGCCCCAGGATTGGTTGCTGATGGAGCTAATAATGGTACTGCTATTACAAATATACAATCAGCTGTTGAAAACAGAGGAGATGCAATATTTGTTGTAGATCTTAAAGGATATGGATCTACAGTTACAGGAGTAATAGGTGGTGCATCAGCATATAACAGTTCATATATGGCAGCATATTGGCCTTGGTGTCAAACAACCGATCCTAACTCAGGACAACTTGTTTGGGTACCAGCTTCAACATTAATCCCAGGAGTATATGCTTATACAGATAAAGTAAGTGAGCCATGGTTTGCACCTGCAGGTATTAATAGAGGTGGTTTAACAACAGTAAGACAAGCAGAAAGAAAATTATCTCAAACTGATAAAGATAATCTATATACTGGTAAAGTAAATCCATTAGCTACATTGCCAGGAAGAGGAGTTGTAGTATACGGACAAAAAACATTACAAACTCAAGCTTCAGCTTTAGATAGAGTAAACGTTAGAAGATTGTTGATTTCACTTAAATCATATATTTCTCAAGTAGCAACAAATTTGATATTTGAACAAAATACAGCTGCAACAAGAAATCAATTCCTATCACAAGTAAATCCATATTTGGATTCAGTACAACAAAGACAAGGATTGTATGCGTTTAAAGTAGTAATGGACAGTTCAAACAATACACCAGATGTAATTGATAGAAATCAATTGGTAGGTGCTATTTATTTACAACCAACTAAAACAGCTGAATTTATCTACTTGAACTTTAACATTTTACCTACAGGAGCTACTTTCCCAGCGTAAAAGTTTAAAAGCATAATATTTATAATAAAATAAAATAGACATATAAAATGGCAGTACTAAACCCAAATGAAATATTTTTCACAGCCTTTGAACCTAAAGTTGCAAACAGGTTTATAATGTATATGGATGGAATACCTTCATATATCGTAAAAGAGGTTAGTGATATCTCAATAGAACAAGGTGAAATAAAGTTGAACCACATTAACGTATACCGTAAAGTAAAAGGTAGAGCAGCATGGGGTGATATTACAATGACACTATTTGATCCAATCACACCATCAGGTGCTCAAGCTGTAATGGAATGGGTACGTTTGCATCACGAATCTGTAACAGGTAGAGATGGTTATTCTGATTTCTATAAAAAAGATTTAACATTCAACGTATTAGGACCAGTAGGTGATGTAGTTTCTGAATGGATCATTAAAGGTGCTTTCATCAAAACAGCAACATTTAAAGGATACAACTGGGACACAGACGCCGAAGCACAAACAATCACTATGACAGTAGGAATGGATTATTGTGTATTGAACTTTTAATCTAAGAAAACAAAAACAATATTTAAGAGAGCTTGGCATTTGTCAAGCTCTTTTTTATTTTGTATATGTATAAACAAAAACAGTTATTAACAAATAAAAATTTATGGAAGAAAACAAGTTTAAGTTCCCAACAGAAATTGTTGAACTACCCTCAAAAGGTTTAGTGTACCCTGCAAATCATATTCTTCGAAGTGGAAAAGTCGAAATGAAATATATGACTGCTAAAGAAGAAGATATTTTATCAAACCAATCCTATATTCAAAAAGGTATTGTTTTAGATAAACTATTAGAATCCTTAACTATGGGAAAATTTGATATTAAAGATTTAGTTAGTGGAGATAAAAATGCTATTTTAATAGCATCACGTGTACTAGGATATGGTAAAGATTATTCATTTGAATATCAAGGTAAATCATATAGTGTAGATTTGTCTCAATTAGATAATAAACCTTTTAATGAATCTTTAATATCATCAAACGGCACAATAACTTATACTCTCCCAAAATCTGAAAATAAAGTTGAATTTAAATTTTTAACAGATAGAGATGAAGAAAAAATCAAAGAAGAAATCCAAAGCTATACTAAACTAAACATTGAAGTACTCCCAGAAGTAACCACTCGCCTAAAACATCAAATAGTATCAGTAAATGGTAAAACAGATAAAGCTGAAATTAAAGATTTTATTGACAACTATCTATTAGCTGAAGATTCACGTTCACTTAGAAAATACATTAAAAGTATTTCTCCAGATGTTAATATGGAAACTAAAGTAATGATTGATGGTGTTGAGGAGGGCATCGAAATACCAATTAATCTTAGCTTTTTTTGGCCTGACCTCTAGTATAATACCCGAATTTAGAGTATCTTTATTTACTTCTATTCATGAAATTATATTCCATGGGAATGGAGGATACGATTACGATACAATATACAACATGCCTATTTGGCTTCGTAAGTTTACGTTTAATAAACTAAAAGAATATTACGAAAAACAAAATGAAAGTGTTAAACAATCCCAAAGCGGAAATTCTAAAAAAGTAACCGAAAATGGAAAAGTTGTATCACCTGAATTTTTAAAAAACGCTCAACCACCAACATACACTACAACAAAAGCCTCTAAAAAATAGGGGCTTTTAATATTTATAACAAAACCTAATAAATGGCTGAAAATTTTAATTCATTTTCTGACGAATTTGCAAAAAATATAGAAAGTATAAGGAGTTCAATGTTGAGTATTAAAGACTCAACAGGTACCTTTAGTAAAGCATTAAAAGATGCAGGAGAACGAACAGCTGATTATCGAACAGAATTTAATCGTATTCTTAAGTCTTCTAGGGAATTTAATGAAGTTCAAGAAAAAGCTAAAAATAGTTCTGAAGGTATAACAGACGCTTTAAAACAACAAAATATTCAATTAAATGTTGCAAAAAATCTTAATAATCAAATTGATATTTTATATGTAAAAGCATCTAAATCAACAGGGGCAACTAAGTATAACTTAGAAAGACAAGCTAATGCATTATCCTCAGCAAGAGATAATGCACTTGAATTAGCCAAAGAATATAGCAATTTAGCTACAGACTCAGCTAAATTAGATAAATCTACAGCATTTTTCTCAGGTCTATCAAATATAGCTAAAGATATACCCGGATTAAGACAATTATCTGGCCCGTTTGAAGCTGCTGCTAAAGCATCTAGAGAAGCAGTTCTTAGTAATGCTAAATTAAGCGGTCTAACAGAAGATATGTTAAAAACTGGAAAAGGTTTAACTGCAGAAAAAATAAAAGAATTAGGTTTAGAAAAAGAAGCAGCAGGATTAACAGGCTCAGCAGCTGCTAAAAAATTAAGAGATGCAGGTGTAACTGCAACTCCTAAAAGCCAACTTGTAGCAGGTCTACAAGGAGGATTAACATCAGCTGTATCCTCTATAAAAGATATATTTTCAAGTGGTGGATGGATTGGTTTGCTTGTAAAAGGTATTCAAATGTTAGTTGAAGCTATGTTTGCTGCTGATAAGCAAGTAACAGATATTGCTAAAAACTTTAATATAAGTAAGGATAGTGCTCGTGGTGTAAGGGATAATTTTACTAAAATTGCAGAAAAGGCTGGAGATTTTGCTAAAATTCAAGAAGGTAATTTACTGCTTCAAAAAGAAATAGTAGATGCTAATATTAAAATTAACGATCTTTTAGGTACATCTGTTGATTTATCTAAAACTAGAAATCAAGAAGGAGCAGCATTTGTGACTCAATTTGCCAATGCAACTAAATTCTTAGCATTATCTGATGAAGAACAAAAAGGTTTATTAGATACTACAGCAGCAACTGGAAAAGAAATAGATGATATTAATACTACAATTTTAGGTACAGCAAAATTAAGAAAACTTGAATCGGGAGTATTAATTAATGAACGTAAAATATTAAAAGATATTTTAACATTAAACAACGCTAATAAACTTACAATAAAAGGTGGAGCTGAAGGTTTAGCTAATGCCGCATTTGCAGCTGCCAAATTAGGTTCAAATTTAAAAACAGTTGAAAAAGTATCTGATAGTTTACTCCAGTTTGAAGACTCAATCACTAGTGAAATACAAGCTGAATTATTACTAGGAAAAGAATTTAATTTTGAAGTAGCAAGATCAGCTGCTTTGTTTGGAGACCTAGAAACTGTAGCTAATGAAGTAAACAAACAAATAGGAAGTGCTGCTGATTTTACCAAAATGAATGTCATCCAACAGAATGCTTTAGCTAAAACATTTGGATTACAGAGAGACGAATTAGCAGATATATTAGTTCAACAACAAAACCTTAATGATACTAGAGGTGCATATTTAAAGTTAGGTGAAGAAACAATAAATCAATTAAAAACCTTAGGTAAAATAGACTCAGGTGTTTTAAAAAGAATTGAAGCTGGAACTGCAACAGCCGGTGATTATTTTAGAGTATTAAAGGATAATGAATCTATATTAGAAGCAAAAGGAACATCTTTAATAAAAATATTGGGAGATGAATCATTAGCATCTTTACAAGCCCAAGACGCTCAATCTAAATTTAATGACTCTTTAGAAAAAGCAAAAGAAATATTTTCTACACTTGTAGGTACTGGAGCTTTAGATACTTTAGCTAACGCCATTACAGATTTTGCAATAGGACTAAGCCAAGGAAAAGGAATTATAAGACAATTATTCGGAGGAGGAGTAAGTGAAGCTGATAGGCTTAATTATCAAAAATCTCAATTAGAGAAAAAACGTTCCTCTACAACTGATGTTAATGAACAGAAACAAATCAACACTCAAATAGCTGAAATAGATAAAAACATAGCAAAAGCAGAAGAAAGTAAAGGAGACATGGCATTTGCAAAAGGGGGAATTGTCACTAGACCCATATATAACGCTACTATAGGAGAGGCAGGTAAAGAAGCTGTGCTCCCATTAAATGAATTTTATAGTAAAATAGATAACACTAAAGTAACAGCCCTACTTGAAAAACTAATATCTACTGTAGAAAAAGGAGGAAATGTCTATATAGATGGTGCTTTATCAGGAAGAGCAACAGTAATGGCAAACTCTAAAATGGGTTCTGCATAGTATAAACATTTTAAAATAGGTTAATATTTATAAATAAAACAATAAAATTATGGGATTACTAAGTAAATTAACAACTGGAGGCTCAAACCTATCAAAATACAATGGAGGACCAGGTGTAGTAAACGCAGGAGC